AATTGTTTATTCAATGGCAGCCTGTTTCTGGTGTTACTGAATATATGGTTCAATATAGATTCAAAAATGAAAACTTTATCTCTGAAAGAATTACCAGACCTGATTTTACTATTTTTGAAACTCAGCTTGGTACTTATGAAGTCAGAGTATTTAGTTACAATGCCTTAAAAAAACCAAGCACAACCCCAGCAGAAACAACATTTACTACATTAGGTAAAACAGCATTACCAGCAGATGTTCAAAATGTACGCATAGAACCATTAACAGATCAGTTTGTACGACTACGTTTTGATCAATCAACAGATGTTGATGTTTTGCATGGTGGAAACGTGGTAATTCGTAGTTCAAACCTTACTACTGGATCAACTTTTACTAATTCAGTTGACGTTTTACCTGCACTTTCTGGAAACGTCAGCGAGTCGATTGTTCCAAATATTGTTAATGGCACATATCACTTAAAATTTAAAGATGATGGGGGTCGTTTAAGTTCTGGTGATGCGTCTGTCACAATGCTTCAAACAGTTCCAAATGCTTTCCCAAAACTTACTGTTTTAGAGGACAGAGAAGATACAGACTCGCCACCTTTTGCTGGAACAAAAGTAGATTGTTTTTTTAGTGATGATGTAAATGGTCTTGTTCTTGGTTCACTTGTAACCCTTGATGATGAGTCAGACTTTGATAGTATTGCAGATTTTGATTTTATTGGGGCTGTTGATATAACAGGTGGTTCTTATGAATTTGCAAATACTCTTGATCTAGGTGGCAAGCAACCTTTAAGACTACGCAGGCATTTTGTGACGCAAGGTTTTTACCCTAATGATTTGATTGATAGAAGAACAGCAAACATAGATACATGGACTGATTTTGACGCGGCCACAGCATTTAATGTCGGTGCTTCTTTACTTGTAGCCACGACAGATTTAGACCCTGACTTATCAGTTTCAGCTACCTACGGACAAAGTGGCACGACAATAACAATTACAAAAACCGATCATGGATATTCTGTTGGTGATTTTGTTGTCATTGACTTTACTGCTGGTTCTGCTACAGATGGTAATTATCAAATTGTATCTGTTCCTAGTTCATCAACATTTACAGTTACTTCTGCTACAAGTGCCACAATATCAGATGGAACATCTTGCACTTATGGAGCAAACTTTTCAGAATTTAATCCTTTTGTTAATGGTGTTTATGTTGCTAGAGGTTTTAAATTTAGATGTGAAATGGATTCAGACGATCCAGCACAATCAATAGAAATAGATCAGCTTGGATATACAGCAGAATTGGAAAGTAGAACAGAGACAAGTATTGGTAATGCAGGGGCAACAAATGGCCTTATAGCTTCTGGAACCTCTACAAAGTCTGTAACATTCACAAACAGTTTCTTTACAGGTTCTACAGGAACAGGCGTTGCCGACAATACTGTTTTACCATCAATCGGTATTACTATTGAAAACGGACAGTCAGGAGATTTCTTCGCATTGTCAAATATTAGTTCAACTGGATTTGATATAGATGTAAAGAATGGTTCTAGTCATGTTAACAGAAATTTCAAATATGCTGCCACAGGATTTGGGCGTGGTAGTTAATTTTAAAGTAGGATATACTTAGATAAAAATTTGGATTAGACCATGAGCCAAAATGATATGACGATTGACAACTCCACAGGAGCCAACGTCAGGGCAGACATCAATAGTGCATTACAGGCGATAGCTACAAATAATTCTGGATCATCAGCACCTAGTACAACTTTTGCAAGTCAATTTTTTGCTAATACTTCATCAAGTATTATGCAGCTTAGAAATACCTCAAATAATGCTCATATAAATTTATTTACGCTTGCTGGTGGGCCAGCATTTGCTGTTGATGGAACAATAAACTCAGTAAATATAGGTAAAGGTACAAACTCTGTTGCTGGTAATACTGTTCTTGGAGAAAGTGCTTTAGATGCCTCTGTTTCTGGTGCTAATAATACTGCTGTTGGTTTTGAATCTTTAACTGCTAATACAAGTGGAGCTAACAACACAGCAATAGGAAGAAGGGCTGGCACGGCAATTACAACAGGTAGCCAAAATACAGTTATTGGTAGTAATTCTCTTTTTGCTTGTACAGAAGGTAATAACAACACTGCTATTGGGCAGAGTTGTATGTTTGCAATAACAACTGGTGATGATAATATCGCTGTTGGTAAAGGTGCTTTAAATACAGCCACTACAGCAGATGATAACTTGGCAATCGGTGTTGATGCTCTTAGTGTAAATACCTCTGGGACACAAAATGTTGCTGTAGGAAATTTTGCTTTAGATGCTAATACAACAGCTAATAACAACACTGCGGTAGGCTATAACACATTAGGAGCAAACACAACTGGTGCAAACAACTCAGCTCTTGGTGGTAATGCTTTAGACGCTAATACGACAGGAAATAACAGTGTAGCTGTAGGTTATAACGCTTTAGGGGTAGCAACAACAGCTAGTGATAATGTAGCTATTGGATCCGGTGCTTTAAATGATAATACAACTGGAAGTAACAACGTAGCAGTGGGTCGTGCTGCCTTAGTTGAAAACACAACAGCAAGTAATAATACTGGAGTTGGTTATCAAGCGTTAAAAAATAATACAACTGGAAGTCAAAACACTGCCGTGGGAAGCACAGCCTTAGATGCTAATACTGAAGGAAACAATAATGTTGCTGTTGGACAAACTTGTTTGGGAGCTAATACAACAGGAAGTAATAATTCCGCTGTTGGTAGAAACTCTTTGTCTGCAAACACAACTGGCGCTTCAAATACAGCTGTTGGTTATCAAGCTTTAAATAACAATACAACAGCCTCTAATAATACTGGTGTAGGTCTTAGTGCATTGCAAGCAAACACAACTGGAACGCAAAACGTAGCTGTAGGGGCTAATTCGCTAAGTTCAAATACTACCGCATCTAATAACACTGCTGTTGGAAAAGAAGCTTTAACAGCAAACACAACAGGTACAGCTAATGTTGCTGTTGGTAAAGACGCTTTAAAAGCAAATGTTACTCATTCTAATAACACAGCACTAGGAGCATTTGCATTAGAATATAACACAGCAGCAGGTAACACTGCTGTGGGTGAAGTATCTGCAAATAAAAACACCACAGGTACAGAAAATACTGCCTTAGGATTCAAGTCATTTTATGATAATACTACAGGAGCTTACAATACAGCTTTAGGAACATATGCATTAGAAGATAACACCACTGCAAATTATAATGTTGCTGTTGGTTATAAAGCAAGTCAATTGAACACAACTGGCACTACAAACACATCAGTTGGTTCTTTTGCACTGCAAGTAAACACAACTGGAGGTAGTAATACTTCTGTTGGATACTCAGCATTAGATGCTAATACAACTGCTAGTAATAACACTGCAGTTGGTAGAAGTGCATTAGGAGCAAACACAACTGGAGATGAAAACGTAGCTGTAGGAGCTTTTGCTTTAGATGCTAACACGACTGCGACTCATAATACTGCTGTTGGTCATAACTCAATGACAGCAACTACCACTGGAGGAGATAATACTGCAATTGGTAAGACTTCTTTAGCAAATAATACAACAGGACTCAGCAACGTAGCCGTAGGAAGAAGTGCTTTAGCATCAAACACTACAGCATCAAATAATACAGCAGTAGGTTCAAGTGCTTTAGGATCAAGCTCTACAGCAGACAACAACACAGCAGTTGGTTATTTATCTTTAAATGCAAACACAACTGGTGCTTCAAATACGGCTGTTGGTAAGAGTGCCTTAGATGCTAATACAACTGGTGATAATAATGTTGCTGTTGGTAAAGATTCTATGAGTGCAAACACAACTGGTCGTGTTTGTACAGCAGTAGGTGTTAATAGTTTAGAATCAAACACTTCAGGAGCAGATAATACTGCTATTGGGATTGATTGTGGTAAAGATTGTACAACAGGTGATAATAATACTTTTCTTGGGCATGATGCTGGTAGGTCTGCTAGCCCATCAGGAAGTATTACTACTGGAAGCAATAATATTGTTTTAGGTAATAATTCAGTTACTAATTTATTTTGTGCTGATACATCTATTTCTAGTTCAGATTCCAGAGATAAGACTGACGTAACAAGTTTTAATATTGGCTTGGCTTGGATTAATGCACTAAGACCTGTTACTTACAGATGGGATAGAAGAACTTGGTATGGTACAGATGCAGAACCTTATGGAACCCCAGATGGTTCTAAAAAAAGAGCTAGATTGCATATTGGTTTTTTAGCACAGGAGGCTTTAGAAGTAGAAAAAGCTAATGGTTATGGAACATCTAATGATGATTCATTACTTGTAAATCTCACAGAAGATGGAATGTCTTATGGAATGAAATATGAAAGACTTGTACCGATACTTGTAAATGCAATTAAAGAGTTATCCACAAAAGTCACAGCCCTCGAAGCAGGGTAAACTGTAAAAGAACCTAATTTTTAATTATGGAAGAAAAAACCGCAGATGAAATCGCAGCAATCTTTTCTGCTGCTGGCGATAGCGTAAATGTTATCGGCACTGCTCAAACATCAGATGAAACTGATGAAGAATTTAAGGCAAAAATTCAACGAAATGTAGAGCATCTTGAAATTATAAAAGCCTACAAAAAAACTGATGATACAACATCTATCTGGACATCAGAAGATTTTACAACCATAGATGCTGCAATTGTTGCTGGTAAAAAACTCTATTAAATAATGAATTTACAAGAAAGACTACAGCAACTTGCCCAACAAAGAGAGCAGTTATGGATTGCATTGCATGAAACTAATGGTGCAATGAAGATTTTAGAACAGCAGATCCTTGAGACTCAAGCTGCACCCGAATCAAGCCAGCCATCAGATATAGAGGCATCAAACCAAGAATTAAAAACAGTGTCATCAAAGTCAAAGGCATAGCTAACACCCTCAAAATTTCTTTCAGCATTATGTTCCAAAAAATTTGTCAGATAGCTTCATTGTTGTCGCTTTTTCTAACCTTGTCAATGTTGGGCGGTTCATACTATGCTTACCGCTTTGTTACCAGTGAGCAGTTCAAGGCTAGAGTCATGAATGAAGTTCTGGACAATGTGCAAGGAATCATGCCAAAAGTTTTGGATAATGCTTTACCAGACATGACAGGCCCAACAGTTCCAGAGTATATAAAGCCTAAGAGTTGATGGAGATACCAGAAATAGGTATCAGACAAATAAATGTTCCAGAGGTCTATATTCCTGAGATATACAAGCCTGATCCTGTATTGCCTGTAATAACAAATTTAGAAATAGATGTTGTAGGTTGTACTTATCAGCATAGAGATATAAAAAACACTGGTAATACTCAGCTTTTGCTTGATGACCCAAACGGAGTGTTTCTGACATGTGGTGAATCTTTGTTTCCTAGCTTTTATCCTATTGACTACAGACCAGATCAGTTGGTGATTACTGAAGATTTACCGATTACGAATGATGCCCCACCTATGCCAGAGGCAGATATTCCAGAAACTAAAACACCAGAAAAGAAAAAAGAAGAATTAGTGATTCCAGAGTGTCCAGATAAAAAGGTAGATCAGGCCGTTGGAGATTACAGAAATGCAAAACGCATTGAAAGAGTTGTAGGGCATAAGTTATCCTCAGACAAAACAGAGTGCATTACGATCTATGAGGACGTACCATTTCGAGAGACTTTTATTGGTACACCTGAAGTTCTTGTTTCTACTTTTGCTATTGGTTTGGTCGCTGGTAGTTCTGCGGCTCTTGTCCCTCTGATACAAGGGGCTGCGAAGGCTGGTATCAAAAATATAAGCAAGCGTTTTTCAAAAAAGAATAAATCTAATTAGTTTCTATTTTGTGAGTATGAGGCAAAACTTGGTTTGGTAAGGGAATAAGCTTTACATCTTTACAAGTCACTGCGTGTTCACCTGTCAGAACTACTCCTAATTTTGCTTGCTTACCACATACCTCTAATCTATATAAGGCCATTTCTAATTTTGTTTTTTTGATTAATAACTCTTGAGCCTCGATATTTACTGCCGCAGCTTTCTTGCAAAGTTCACCACCATTTCCTAAAGGAATATTAAATTGCATTGATATTCCATAATTTAAGTTGTAGTTATCTTTTTCAAATCTTGGTGTTTCTTGGACATATTTCACTTCTCCTGTATCTTCATCATATATATTCTGTCTTGTAACGTATTCTATAGGGCGGTTAAATGACCACGCATCTGTCAAATAAGGAGTTATGGTCAAACTGGGCGAGGTGCAAACAATTCCTTGACTGTAGCGATTCTGAGGGTGGCTAGAAGGGGCTATCATGGTGGCATTATTGTTAACAACCCCTTGCGCTGTGGAATTTGGCGAGGCGACTGTGGTCGAGGCAATAACTTTTGCAGGGCTAAATAATAAAATTATTGCCCAAAGACAGAGGTTGTTTCTGTGGTTGTAGTTGTTGTTATTGTTCGATTTATTGTAGTAACGTTTGCTAAACCAGCCCCTTGCAGTGACTCCACTAAACTGAAACTTTGCCCTGCCTCTTTTATTCGCCATCTGGGAACTGCCTCAAGTGAAGGGCTAGTCCAACTAAACTGGACACCACCAAGAGTCTGTGTTTCACCAGCAACTGTTGAAGGGTTGATATATCCATTGAGATCGGCTGATTCAATGTTATGGCCTGACGCAGAATATGAAAATCCTGTGTTGTATTGGTGCGAAGTAATAACTTCATTAATTACAGATTGCGAAGTACTGGACTGAGTAGAACTGCCGCTACGGAACTGGGGGACTACAGGCGTTGCAAGGGTTCTTAGAGGTAGTAGTAATATTAATACTAGCCAAAATTTAGTCAATTTCAATCGAGACTGTAGTTGAGGCAATACAGCTTGTTCCAGAACCGCCAGCAGTACAAGTATGAATACCAGAGGATAAAGAAGTAAGAGCTAAGTTTCCAGCAGTACCACCAGAAATAACTGTTGTCTGTCCACCTAATACTGGAAGAGTTGCTATACCGCTTGATGGAGTTATTGCTGATTGTGTTACGTCCCCAGCTTGATAACTTTCGCTGAGTGAGAACGCTGAACCAGCAGTGGTAACAGATTTATTTGTATTTACCAAAGCTGGGACTCCATTACTTAAGCTGCCAAGATTCAAGCCACCTATCCCATTTGTCACCACACTATCCCCTGTTCCTGTAGAAGTAGTAATATTATTTCCACTTATAGAGTATGAACTAGGTGCGGCATTTGTAATTACATAAGGAGAGTCAATAGATATTTGTGCAGAAGTTACATACTTAGCCGTTATATCTGCAAAGGCATTAGACGGAGAAAGAAAGATGATAAATGGAATTAGTTTTTTCATTTGATTCCTACTTTATTATTCTTATTATCTACTATAACTGGTTTCTTGCCGTTGCCATTTTTACCTTTTATAGAAATTCCATAAGCCGAAGCTATATTTCCCACAAGGCCAGCAGCAAAGGTGTCTAGCCTTATCTTTTCCATGTACCCCAAAGTCATCACTGATAAAGCCCAAACCAAAATCAAAAGTCTGATCCCATGTCCAAAATAATCCCGACTTTCTTTTTCTTCTTCTTCCATAAAATTAAGGTTTCTTGTCTAATACTAGCAATTTAGCTATGTTTGGAAAAACAAACAATTAAATGATTCGTATTCTTAAGCCTATTCTTTTAACTTTCTGCAAAACAAATGCAGTTAAAAAATTAATTCTTGATCTTTTAAAAGCTTTAGTAAAAAGCACAGATAATACTGTTGACGATCAGATTGTTGATTATATAGAGGCTAATCTTTGGCCAAAAGAACAATGAAGAACATAATAGATGCACTGACTAGCAGCTACAGCCTTGAGGGTGAGTTTGAGGTGCAAAAGTCTATACAGTTTATCCAGAACTTAGATGATATAGAACTACTAAAGCCCTATGCAATAAAGCTATTACAGACAAATGCAAGGCAAGCTCATTTTGTTACTAGTGCCATTGATCTGATTGCTCACCAGCAAGCTTATGTTGTAAGGCTTGAAAGTAAAGTTAACAAGAAAAAAGCGACTTTTTGGAGCCGCTTTAAGTTTGTTATATTTGGAAAGAAGTAGAGGTCTTACAGACTTTTATCGCTTATTTACTAGCTTAGTGTGGAGGCGAAGATAAAACCCCCATTTGCCCACTAATAAATCCTCGAAGGGAACTCATATCTTTTTACAAAGTTGTTGCGTCAGGCTATCAGGGCAATCGACCTCAAAATCGTAAAAGAGCAGCTTTTGGCCCTAACAACCGAAGGGCCGTCATGCCTCTACCTATGGGACTAAATCTTTTTCTGTAATATCGAACCACATTGCTGATTCAGAAACCAGACCAGTAAGCTCATCTGTCTTTGTAACCTCGCAGAACTCAAAAAGTTTTTCTGTTTCTGGTTCATAAAAGATTTGACCCACATAAGGGTTAACAGGAAAAGAAATTAATTTCATAGTTAGAAAGGAAGATCATCTGGTAACTCAGGCTGGTTCGCTTGTACATCTACAGTCCTCTCAGAGGCATCTTTATGGGGCATAGGCTGTATTCTGCCAGAGTTGCCCCACATACCGCCCCAAAGCGAAAATCCAGCAACCTCATCATATTCTTTTTGGCTTTTATAGACACGAATCTTTGTTCCGTCCATTTTGGCATTATCTACAGCTTGAGTTAACCAGTTTGCAGCTTTTAAAGCTTCATCACAGGTAAAATCAATAATTAAATTTTGATCTGGGGCGTTTTGTTTTGGGCTATTGTTGCCCACTACTCTGAATCGAGCTTGAAATGCGGTGTTTGTCATTTGTTAAAAAGGTTTAATTGGGGTGATTGCATTTGCCTCTTCCCATGCGAGGACTTTGTGTAGCTGGTATCTGATGCGAGTATTGCCCCTCGCTAGTGGTAGCGATAAAGGCAATTCATAGTACTCAGGGCCATATTCTCTGGCTCTCCAGCTTTTGATGGTATTGGGACTAAGCCCATACCTTTCTGCTAACTGCTCTGTGGTTAGGAATTGTGTTTCGGTGACTGTCATGCGGTTAGTTCAGCTTTTTTGGTGTCTAGTAAACCACTAAGAACTTTGTATTCGTCCTGAGTAATCTTTCTTTGAGTATAACGCACCTCTAAGTTTGATTCATGAGATAACAACCTCTCGAAATCTGTCTCTTTTTCAATAGCGGCTTTTGCAGCAATAAAGACATTTTGAGGTGGTGCGGCCTGTCTGGACTTGTGTGGCTTTTCTGTTTCGTTTGCACTTGCAACCTCATTGAAAGCCCAAAGCTCATAACCCAGAGAAAAGGTAAAAGCGGCACAGGCGGCCAAAGCTCTGCGGTGTGAATCTCGAATATCGTTTGCAGAAACCCTTTCTAATTTGATCGGATTGTTACGGCTGTCCATTATGGAATATGGAAACAGGCCAGTTTCACCGCCATTTGGGTCTGTGAAATAACACATCAAATAGCCTGTTCCGTCAGGTGCTTTCCATACCGCATCAAAAAAGGAGGGGCTTGTAGGCGATTCTGGAGGGAGTTTTAGTTGGAAATTCCAGCCTTTTGCGTGTTTATTTAAATAAAATGCGATTCTGGCCCATTTACAGTATTTGCGGCCAGCTTTCTCATAAACGTCTGACGGCTGAATAATGTTATCCAGAATAGGTCTTTCCATTGTTGAAATAGTCATTTTTTAATTACCTCTAAAATTGATGATTGTTTTTTTGCTGGTTTCTGAATCTTGTACATTTTGGTGTCATGTCTAGGGGCAACAAATTTGTTGATAGATTCATTTGTGATATAGGAGTTAAAACACTTGATAAAAGCATTGAGCATATATCTTTGTGTTCCATAATGCCTTTTTCTGAAGTGTGGGTCTGATAGTTGATTTCTAAAAGAAAGCACAACACTGTCTGGAGGAAGATTTGCTCCAAGCGTCACACAGTCCCAAAATTCCCAGATTTGCATATCTGACCAGCCAGCATCTAAAAGTAAAATTGAAAGAACAAGTCCAAGACTCATAGAGAAACATTTAAAGTTTCTATGCTTTTTCTTAATTACTGATAGCAAAGCCTCGATCTCATCTTGTCTATCTTTGTAGATAGCTATAACATCACTGGTGGAGGGCTGTTGTATTGCCGCACCACTCCAAGCTTTTTCTGGAAATTTCTGATAACAAATATAAATTTTTAAGGCGGCAGAAACAATCCGTCCATGTTCACTGCCAAGAATATCTAAAGCATCACCAGTAGATCGCTTAGAACCAGTATCAACAACATCAAAGATACCTTTGTCCATATTAGTAGCAACCATCATTTTCACAGTCTTGCGTGTCTGTAATATGGCGGCCAGTCTGTGCTGACCATCAATCAAGTTGCCATCATGGTCAAATGCAATGCCTTGATTAGTTACTTTCCACTCATCTTTTTCAATAGCGTCTGATAGCTTTTCAAGGTGTGTGTATCTAATCGGCCTATTGTTCTTGTTTCTGTGAGCAAGAATTTTCTTTGCCATGTCTGGAGTAATATCCATGACCTCAAACTTTGGTTTGGTGTCTTTTTCAAATGTGACATTAAATCCATTTGGGTGGGGTGAGTGTTTGGATTCCGTTTGGACAGGCGTTTGTGTAGCCTCTCCAGAATTTGTTTGTAGTTGCTTCAAGTATTTCTTGAAGAGTCTGCTCTTGGAGTTCATAACCTTTTTCAATAAAGTTTTGTGAAAGTTGATAAATTCCCACTGAGTAGGGAAACACTTTTTCTACTGCAATAAACACAAAGCGTTTAGCTCCAGTTGCTTGCAAGTAGTGGGCGGCTTGGAGGTGATAATGAAAATTCACTATTGATCTAGTAAATTTGTCAGGGTTAGCACCACCCTCACCAGTTGTTTTGAGGTCGATCACCATGTCATCAACCACATAGTCACAGCGAGCTTTACATGGCAAGCCTGTTTCCCTGTGAGTCCACCAGAAAGACTGTTCTGCCTTTCCAGTAGTGTCATCTATGACATACTTTTTTGCAAAATCATTTCTGCTCAGAGCATTGTAAATGCCCATAAAAGTTGTCATTTCTGCTGTGGTAAAAGTTTCTCTGCCACTTTCTGCAAGTTGCAAAGCTAACTTCTTACCTTCTTTTGATCGCTTATCGTCCAGAAGTGCATATCTCTCAGGAAAGAGTTTTGGTTCTAAACAAAAGCAATGAACCATTGAACCTACTTTCATGGCAGGGGTGGCGATTCTGGGTGGATTGTCTTTACCAAACTTGCGTTTTTCCAAAGCTTCCAGCCCATTATCAATGCCATATTTAAGATCACTGGCGGCCCACTCAGGACTGGCTCTGTAAACAGACTCAGGAACATCATGACCTTGTATGTAATCTGGTGTTAGTGATTCCATTACTTAATTAGTTTTAGGTGACTTGGTTTGCCATAAGAAGATTCCCAAAATATACTCTTAGGGCCAAAGCTTTCAGTAAGCTCTGGAAAAGCTCTAAAGATTTTTGCTTTGTTTATTGGGTCAGCAGCAAGGGCCGCTTCAGCTAGTTTTCTATAAAAATGACTGCCATGTAAAATGGCCATTTCAATAGTTTTGTTAAAATCGTCTGGTTTCATAGGCTATAGTAAGAGTGCCTCTTGGTGTTGAGGCTTTAGGTGAAAGTTGAATACTCCCAAAGGTCAGGGGTGGTCTTTGGGGGTATTTTTTTTGTGCAGTTGGTTTTCCAAATTCAAAACATTTACTGCTCTGTCACAACAGGCTTGAGCTATCTCAACAGTGATTTCTGGATCTTCCAAAATTATTTGAATCATCTTAGTCAGCTGCTGTCTTTGATCTGGCGTTGCAAGTTGTGGAAATTGACCACTTTGGAAAAGTAAAACAAATCCTTGAAACAATGCCTCTTGTTTAGTTGTTGGCTTTGGTAACTCAATCACAATTTTTGCTCCAGT